TCGTCTGTGCTTGTACCAGTTGTAATCAGGACAAGGGGAGCACACCAGTCATCTCTTGGATGAGAGACAAATTTGGAGTTAATAGACTCCGTGAAAAACTTATTATGGAGTATATTACTTAAATGGATAAAGAACTAGCTCAATTAGAAGAATGGGCAGTTGATCTTATCAACAATTACGAGGCTACGTTAAAACCTGGAGCTACTGAACTAAAACGTACTAGGAGATTTTCTGGTGAGCTAGTTGCTAATCCTGAAGCTTACGGTGAATTGCTTGACATGGCTAAATCAAAAAATATGTCAGGTAAAGAGTTAGTACAAGCTATTCGTAGTATTGAATCTAATTTGCTTGATGAAAGCAGCCGTGGTACGTCTATGTCACGTAAACAGCTTATGTCTGATGTTATTCACCATTTTTATGCTCAACGTACTGGTGGTGATACCCTTAGAAAGCTAAGTCAAGCTAACCGACAGCAAGCTCGTACTGCCTTAAGAGAGTTGTTTGGTCCTTGGGGCAATGTACCTGAAAACCTTAAAAGTTTGTTTAGAGCTGGTCACCTTAAAAGTGACGCTTTAAAAGGAATTGAAGGCGAAGCAGCTGCAGAATTAGGCATTAAACAAGCTAAAGAATTAAGCCTACCTAAAGCTCATACTACAACAGGTAAGTTAGTTACCGGAGATGTTGTAGGTGCTACTACTTGGCAAGAAGCTGTTGAGGGTATGGCACCTCAAATGGATATTCAAAGGACAGAAGGTTTAAGGGCTATTAAAGCAGTTCAACCTTTGATGAATGAGTTGGATAAAATTGCTGGTTCTACATATACACCTACTATGTCAGCTGAAGAGCTTGCATTACGTAGGTCAATTTTAAGTGCTAACAAAGATCAAGTAATTAAAGCATTTCAACAATTTTACGAGCCTTACATTATTGGTCGTGGTAGTGTAAATATGAATGCTATGGGTATGGGTGCCATTTTAACGCTTGTTAGCAGCCCAGAAGGTATGACTAAAATTGCTCAAGGTGATGTTAGTAGTGCTCTTGAGACAGTTGGGCTTGAAATGGTTATTGGAGAAGGTGTTGCTCAAATTGTTAATGCAGGTTTATCAAAAGTAGGTCCGCAAATTTCAGGTGCTGTAGCTCCAGCTTTACAAACTCTTGGTAATGTTAGTGCTGCTTTAACTGTACCTGAGGTTACTGCACGTGTTTTAACTAAAGGTGAAAAAGGTGCACAAGAATTGCAAGCAAAATCAGGTTCTGCAGCAGTTGCTGCTAGTCTTGGTCCTGTAAGCCCTTTACTTGGTCAATCAGCAGCTAATGCACCTGTAGATGAAAAAAGAAATCAAGAAAGATTGGAATTAGAAGCTAGAGCTGAAGCCGCAAGACAACGTGGCGGTAAATTTAAATTTTTTGGTGGTGCTGTAACATTACCTGAATTTGGTCTTTCTGAAATGCTTGGTATTAATTAATGAACACCCTTCACCCACTTTAATTATGGATTGTCATTATTGCGGAGCACCCGCTACAACTAAAGATCACATTATTCCAATCAGTTATAATTACAACGGACGCCCCAATAATGCTAATGCTAAAGGTGGTAAAACAGTAGATTGTTGCCGAGAATGTAACAGTTTACTTGGCGCTAAAGCTTTGTTTAGTATTGAAGAACGCGCACATGAAATTGCAGAATGCTTAGAGCGGCGTTATAAAAAAGAACTTAATGCCCCTGTTTGGACTGAAGAGGATCTTGAAGAACTTGGTCCTAACCTGCGAAAACAGATAGAAGCTAAACAGTTTTTGCGTTTGGAAATCTTAGAACGGCTTAGAAACTCCGTTTCCGTAGCCCAGGGGCTTCTAGAACGCGCCATACCCCTATGGAGTGATTAATGAATCAAAAATCAAAAAATAAAGGGCTTGTAGACGATTCTCCGAGATCAACTCTTACTTTACTTAAAGACGATTTCAAGCTGTTCCTACAGGCTCTGTGGGCGCAGCTTGATCTGCCTAATCCAACCCGTGCACAATATGCAATCGCTGATTACTTACAACACGGTCCCAAGCGTTTACAAATCCAAGCCTTCCGAGGTGTTGGCAAATCCTGGATTACTGGTGCTTTTGTGCTTTGGACTTTGTTTAACGATGCTGAGAAAAAGATAATGATTATTTCTGCCTCTAAAGAACGGGCAGATAACATGTCAATCTTCTTACAGAAACTAATCATTGAGACACCTTGGTTAGCCCATATGAGACCTAAGTCTGATGACTCTCGTTGGTCCAGGGTGTCCTTTGATATTAATTGTAGCCCTCACCAAGCACCTTCTGTTAAATCAGTTGGTATCACAGGTCAACTTACCGGTAGTCGTGCAGATCTTATGATCCTTGATGACATTGAAGTTCCTGGTAACTCAATGACTGAATTGATGCGTGAAAAACTACTTCAACTCTGTACAGAGGCTGAATCTATCCTTACTCCTAAAGAAGATAGTCGAATCATGTACCTTGGTACACCTCAGACTACCTTTACGGTCTATAAGAGGCTCGCAGAACGCTCTTACAAGCCCTTTGTTTGGCCTGCACGTTATCCGCGTAAGACAACCAATTACGAAGGACTTTTGGCTCCTCAGCTGGTCGAAGACCTTGATAATGGTGCAGAGAAGTGGGACGTAACAGATGATAGATTTGACAACGAAGACCTGATTGAACGTGAAGCTTCAATGGGTCGTAGCAACTTTATGTTGCAGTTTATGCTTGACACAAGTCTTAGTGATGCTGACAAATTTCCACTTAAATGCGCTGATCTGGTCGTTACCAGTGTTAAC